AATAACCGAAACTGAACTTGGGTTGAAGTAATGGCAGAAGGTTTCGGTCAATATGTAGGGAAGATTCCTCCCAGAATGGCAGAATTGAGAAAAAAAATCAAGGAATCTGGTAGTAGTGATTCAGAAGACTTAATGATGGTGATTATGGAAGTTCTAAAGGAAGAAGTATTATATCCAGAACCAGGAAAGTTTTATACATTTCTTTATAGACCTAAAACTCCTGAAATAGAATATGATCAGCATCCACTGATTGCCTGTACTTCACTGGAAAAATGGGGGTTTAGAGGAATGAACTTTCATTGGAGAAAATATAGAAATTATACTTGGGAAGAAGTTTCAGGAAAACTTCACGTCATTAAATATGATGAGTTAGATGAGATGCTCTCTATACCTTATGCAAAATTCCGTCTAAATAAATAAAAAACTATAAAAATGTTTAGAAGAGCAGAAAAATATATTCTAAACGTCCTTCATAGTGAGGAGGTATTCTGATGGCAGACACTCAAAATCTATCAGATGCATTTAAAATTCCTGGGGGAAATATAGACACCACAGGTAAACTTCCTGGACAATCTGGATACAATAAAGATTTACAAACAAAATTTGAATATAAAGTTGATATTCCAACAACAACGGGGCAGACAGCAGGATCAAATGAAAATAATCCCGTTGCAGTTTATAGAACTGGAGTCCAACAACCAATTGGTACAATTACATCTCAAAGTGGATTTACACCCAATTTGAGTTACCTTGCTGGAGTTTCTTCACAGGAAGAAAAATTGAGAAAAGCAGAACAAAGAGCAATAAGAGATAAGACTAAAGAAATTGATAGACAAGTAATTCAACCAACAGCACAAAAAAAAGATATTAAACAACCAATTAAAAATAATGACGCCGCTACAAATCCAAATAAAACACCAGATCCACCAGTAGCAGGACAATTCTCTAAAGAAGATGCGGACACAATAGAAGCAGCAGGAAAGGATTATAAAGGCAGACAAAAATATCCAGGGGGAGATTTAAGATATCCCGAAAAAATGGATACAAATCAAGATTGTATTCAATTTAAAATTATTAAATATGTGGCAAGGGGGTTGGGGTTAGATAAAAATCTGGGACTTAGAAAAGATGCCCCCCCTGCAGGTAATATTTTAGCAACAATCACTTTACCAATGCCTAGTGGAGGAATAACGGATAGAAATACCGTAAGTTGGCAGGAGGATAAACTTAATCCGGCAGCAGAGGGGGTGGCAGCTGCATTAAATAGTTTTCTTTTGGGTGGAGCAGAGGCAGGTGCGAATAAAGCAAAAGATCAATTTGGGGCAGTTTTTGGGGATAAATCTGACACTAAGTTACTAAATGCACTAATTTCAGCTAAAACAATTCAAGCAGCTCTTGGTCAAAATGTTTTATCAAGACAATATGGTGTGGTGATAAATCCAAATTTAGAACTTCTTTTTGAAGGTCCTTCACTCAGAGATTTTTCTTTTACTTTTAAAATGACTCCGAGATCAAAATCAGAAGCAATAAGAGTAAGAACTATTATTAGATACTTTAAACAAGCAATGTCTGTAAAAAGAAGTAATTCTGTTCTTCTTTTAAAGGCACCACATACTTTTAGAATTAGTTATTTAACATCAACTCAAAATCACCCATATCTAAATCGTTTTAAAGAATGTGCTCTTACCAATTGTAGTGTAAATTATACTCCCGATGGTCAATATATGAGTTATGATGATTCCGATCCCAATGGAAGATCTATGACCGCATATGAACTTTCACTCAACTTCCAAGAACTTGAACCAATCTTTGATGATGATTATGATGATAAAGATGCAGATCCAAAAAATATAGGTTACTAAAATGTCATCTTATTTCCGTCAGGTTCCTAACTTTGAATATGTAAGTCGGATTGCAGAATCCAAGAACATATCAGATTATATACAAGTCAAAAATTTCTTTAAGAAAGGAAGTCTTCGTCCTGATATTTTTCAAGAACTTGCATTTTTTGAGAAATATCAGATTCGGGGAAATGATCGTCCCGATAATGTCGCAGAAGATTTTTATGGTGAATCAACTCTTGATTGGGTGATTTTACTATCAAACAATATCGTTAATATTCAATCAGAATGGCCGCTTCTACAAGATGATTTAGATCGTTATTTGATTGAAAAATATGGTGATTATGATGTTCTTTATAATGGCATTCATCACTATGAAACTTCAGAAATTAAAAACAGTCAGGGAGTTACGATTGTTCCTTCGGGTCTTGAAGTAAGTTCTCCATATTCGATAAGTTATTATGATTACTTTATAGATTCTCAGGTAGATACGGGAAATATAGCAGTTCCTGTGACGAATTATGATTATGAGATCAAACTAGAAGATGCAAAGAGAAATATTTACTTACTCAAACCAACATACTTAAATATTGTGGTTAATGATATGGATAATATTATGCCATACAAAAAAGGGTCTTCACAATATATTCGTGAAGACCTTAAACGTGGTGATAATATCAGACTTTACATTTGATTTTATTCTGCTAATTTTTGAAAATATGAGAGGGCATCGTCTTCGTCTTCACTTGAGGAATCCAAAGAATTGAATGTTTCTTTGATTTCATCGGGTTGAGATTCACGATGAGAACTCTTGAAATCTGGAGTATATGATCCACGATCATTATCCTCGTCTTCAACTTCCTCATCCATACGACGATTTGTTGGTTTCTGTCCAAGTACCATTTTCAGACGTTTTTCAAGTTCTTCATAGGACTTGAATTGATCTGGTGCGGTGACTGCTGCCAGAGAATACTCTTTCTTCCAGAGTGCTTCCATCGCATCATCATCACTCAATAAAGGTTCAGATGGTCCGAACTCGGACTTATCATAATTCCAATAACCATCCTTCTTAACGATCTTCAGTTTGAAGTTTGCTCCTTGCCATAGATCAAAAGGATTGATTGGTGATTCGTCCTCAAATTCTGGTTGCATTGCTTCCATAATCTTATCAAAGATTTTCTTTCCATACTTAAACAGAAATACTTTACCTTCATTCTGAGGGTTTGTGGGATCCTTTACAACATATATGTTAGAGTAATATGACAACTTACGTTTTTGCCTACGAACAGTTTCCTTATTTGATTCGGTTCCTGTATTCCACAGATCTCGGTTGTGTTCTCCAAGAGGATCTTTACCACCAATAGTCGTCAGTGAGTTTTCAATATACCATCCACCAGGTCCTTGAAATGCGTGTGAATACATCTTTGCCCAGGGAAGTTCCTCACCATCAGGAGCAGGTAGAAAACGAATCACTGCGAAACCATTACCAGTTTTATCAACTTCGGGTTTCCAGAGACGTTCATCGGCACCACTCGAAGTGGAACTCATCTTCTCAACTTCTTTAACCAGTTTAGAGGTTAGAGAACCAAGTTTAGATTGTTTTTTTAGATTTTCAAATGACATTTGATTTTCCTCGTATTTGTGAGATTTGGCTTTTGTGACTTTGCTTAGAGATCATCCAGCCCAATATATTCTACAGATCTGAACCAGTTCTGTCAATCTGATCTTTCATTTTATCAAGCATTTTTGCAAGATTTCCAAAAATCACATTCATATCTACACCAGAAGGAAGTCCCATTGCCGATGCGGATTCAGAAATCCGTGATTTCATTTCCTTTGCCTCTGGGGCATCAGATAAACTTAGACGAGTATAGATTGTTCTTTGCTTATCTAAAAGTTTTTCAAGAAGATTTACGTGAGATATTTTTTCATCACGATCCATCAAATGAAACTTAAAGACATTATTATAAACACTTTGTTGAAGTTCTGCAATTTCTACCATTTCAGAACGAACAATATCAGATTTAAAAAAATTCATTTTCCTCCAAAAATAATATCTTTCAAAATTTTCTTATAATGAGATACATCTATATGTAGGAATGGAGAGTATTTTTTGATTCTCCGACTCACAGTTTCCCATACAGGATCTTTAAGTTTCTTATCAAAGTCATTTCCGTACAGGAATATTTTATCACAGATTACCATAGTTTCAAGGCTTAATTTCCCACTCAGGAACTTTTTGAGAAGAGGTGGATGCCCCTTGGAGCACTCAAATACTTTCTTAAAATTATACTCGGCAAATAAACTTTCACATTCTTCTTTGAAAAGGTATGAAAGTGACTGAATTTTTCTTTGCCATTCCTTGTAATTTTGATCTCCTGTTTTTATTATCTCACCGATCCATAAGGATTCAGAGTCATTACAAGAAACAAAATTTGAGATAAAAAAATCTTCAATTTCTTTATCTGTTCTTTGTCTGGATATCTTTTCAAACCAAAAACGATCACGTCTCTTATAAAAGGACTCTAGTGATGCTCTGGTCTTTTTACAATATTTGTAATAATCATAAGAATCTTTTGTAAAATGATTTTTGAGTGCCAGATAGGTTTTATAGCAGTCAAAGGGAGTCATTTTCAAAAAAAGTAATAGGGGCAATTTTTTGCCGGGAAATTTTTACCCCCCAAAATGGAATTAAAAGACTAATTTGGCACGAGATGTCTTTTTGAGAAAATTGAGTTCCGTTGCTTCATACTTAATCTTCTCTTTCAGTGGTTTTGATATGAGTTTAGGTATCGATTCAACATCGAGACTATTTTTTTCACAAAAGTATACAATTGCATCAATATAATTCATATCTCCGTGAGTCAGAACAAGATCTTCAATCTCTTGTGCGAACTTATTTGGACAATAGAATTTACTTTCGAGTACCTTTTCTAATTCATTCTCCATTCTTTGCCCCAATATTGTG